GGGTATGTCCCATTTGCTCCACCGCCGCGAAAAAAGGTCGCCCCCAAAGCTGAGGAAGAGGACGAGCCTGTTTTCGAGGAAGAAGAAGAGGAAGAAAAAGAGGAAGAGGAAAAAGAGGTCGTGAAAAAGTCGGCGGCGAAGGTCAAAAAGTCTCTCGCCAAGATTAAGGAAGAAGAGGACGAAGTTTCTGAGGACGACGACGAACTCAGTAAAGAGCTTCGGGATTTGGGAGTTTTGTAAAAGTTCTCCGTGTGGCGGCGGCTCGATCCGACTGCGCTGGCCTTCGGGCACCAAGTAGCAATGTCTGGGTGAAAGTCCCAGCCCGCCTTTTTTTTGAGGTTTTATGACCGAAGATCGTGTGAGTTACGCAATGGGAATCAAAGTGAACTTGGGGAATTATCAGAGTGCCGACGTTCACGTCAGCTTTTCGACCGATGTGAAAAAGGGTGAAACTCCTCAGCAAGCGCTGAATCGCGCTCAAAAATTTGTAGAAGATAACGTGGAGGAGCAACATGAAAAGCTCACCTCAATTAAAGCCTAAGTTCTCTCGCGCAAAGAAAGTGAAGCAGCCGGTCCCGGAATTTGTCGGGGACGATTTTGATGCGGACGATCTCGTGCGCGAGGCCGCGAAACATAAAATCGAGGGAGTGTTTGTCCCCAAGGCGTCCAACGCGCATCTTCTCGAAGTGACCGCGTGGATCTCGATGCCTCCCCAAATCCAGACGATTATTGGTGCGCCGGGATTACCGTGCGGACTGATTACGATGATTTACGGGAAAAGAGATAGTGGGAAAACTAGCTTCGCGACGGAAGCCTTGGTGTCGGTGCAGCGGGAAAACGGGATCGCGATCCTGATCGACACCGAGAACAAATACAACATGAAGCGCGCCAAGGCGATGGGACTAAATCCCGATAAGCTGATTCTTATTCGCGCCGGTAGCATCGAGGAGGCGTTCGATAGGTTCCAGGCAATGGTGAACCTGATCAAGACGAGGAAGAATGCGAAGGATCGCAAAGTCGTTTGCGTGTGGGATTCCTTGGGAGCCACTCCTTCGGATGCGGAAATGGATGAAACGGTAAAAGACTTCTCGATGACGGCGGCGAAAGTCATTAAGGGACGGCTGAGAAAAACCGTGCGTTACATCAAGGACATGAAAGTGGCTTTCGTCATTATCAACCAGGTGTACGCCAAGATGGTCGCGTTCGGGAAAACGACGCAGCCTTACGGCGGCTCTGGGCCGGAATATCATAGCGCTCTGATTCTGGAATTTGTGGGGATGGGTCGGATTCGTCCTCCGGGTGCGAAGGCGGGAGAACCGTTCTGCGGAATCAAAGTGAAGATCGAGTGCGTGAAGAATCATTTAGCGCAGCCGTTTAAATTCGGTGAGGTGCTTATCGACGGGAAGGGCTTCGTAACGGATCGTGATCCGGTTTATGTGGTGGAAATGAATGAAGCAAGTACAGAAGTTTCTGAGGAGAAGGCGGGAGGAGATCCTAAATGAGATCTCATGCGAAGTGGTTCCGGTCTTTACGGCTTGCTACACTTTTGTCGAGGGCCGAATAGAGGCGGCTTACGACGAAGTAACCCCGGACATGATCCGTAAGTTGGAACTTTTGGAGGCTCTCCTTTTGAGTTTCATTGATCACGGGATGAATTTGGAAATGCTGACCATGATGGACAAGGAAATGTCGCAGTTCAAGGGCCGGTCGAGGATGGTAAATTGAATGCGCCCGAGAGAGTTTCGAGTTGGCGAGATTTTAGATCTCGCCGAGAAACACGGCTGGCAAAACATCGAGAGCCGAGATTCTTCGATGGTTTCCGGCAAGGATCAATGTTTGGCACACGACGATGACGGTTGGAACTTATCTTTGTCACCCGAAGCAGGGTAAGACGCAGCTTTTTCGGCGATGGGTTACGGAGGACGAGTTGGATCGAATTTTTGAAAATCCCAGATTCCACTCCAATAAAGGCTACCGATGATTTTTTTGCTTTACAGCGATCTCCACATTCGCCCGGAAAGAATTTCTGATTGTGAAATTGTGCTGAAGGAGGTCTACCGACTGGCGAAAGAGCGCGGTGCCGTGATTATCAACGGCGGGGACACGTTCGACACGCGGGGGATGATCCGCACGCAATGCTTGGACGTGCTTCATAAGCACTACGCGAAGTGGGCGCGAGAGGGGTTGGAGCAGATTATCCTCGTGGGAAACCACGATCAGGAGGACCGGGCGGGCAACATCCATCCACACCGGGTGTTTTCCTACCCTGATTGGACGGTGGTCGACAGGCCGATGTGGATCGCGAAATACTCAATGTATTTCTACCCTTACATGCCGAAGGATAATGTCGTGGCCGCTTTGGAGTTCGCAAGTAAGAAAAAGATGGATGCCATAATCCATTGGGGAATCATGGGTGCCATGCGTAACGACCGCAACAAAGATACGGACGGAGTTCCGGTAGAGTGGCTCGCGAGATTCCGCAACGTGTTTTCCGGGCATTACCATTACCTAAATAAAATCGAGAACGTCCAGTACATCGGCTCGCCGATGCAGCAAAATTTTGGCGAAATGGATCAGGCAAAGGGCGTGCTCCTCTACGACAATAAAAAGATGACGACGGAATTTATTAAGATCAACGGCACGTCGGAGCATCACGCTTTTGAGATCGCATTTGATGCGAAAGGGCGGATGGTCCTTCCTGACGACGAAGATGTGTCGCTTAAAGAACGAGATTTTCTTCGGGTGCGCGTGAAGGGATCGGCAGAGCAATGTGCCGGGATCAGCAAGGCGAGCCTTGAGAAAACTTATCCTGGTGTCGATCTCTTCGTCGAGCGCGAGATCGTCGAGAAGGCACACTCGCGACTTCGGATTACCCCCAGCGAGGTGAATAACCACGAGGCCCTCGCGCAAAAATACGTCGATTTTGTGGATGTCCCTTTGGATCGCGCTCGCTTAATGAAAGTTTTCAAGGAGGTGTCGCAATGCCCATAAATGATTATCTCTGCCCGATGTGCGAATACTGCGAGGAGATCTACACCAAGATTGAGGAGGCGACCACGCACGTCGTACTTTGCCCGAACTGTGGGGACGCCGATCTCCACCTTACGTTTCGCAAAGCTCCGATGGGAAGAATCGGCGGGGAGAAGTCCACGCGGTCGATTGAATCCATGAAAGATTCTTTCAACCAGCGCTTTATCAAAAAGGATCTGGACGACGTTCGGCATAAGCACGGGGTTTTGTACGACGACAGTATCCGGTCGGCTGCCGTTGCCCGGCTCGCCGCGAAGGGCAAGGTTTGAGGTTTGTGAAACGCTGGCTTGCCAACCAAATGAGTGACGATAGCGGCGTTGCTATCGAATACCGTTGGAGCAACATCGAGGGGGCTTTCTATATCAATTCCGAAGCCGGACTAATCCGTTACCGCCCGAAGAGTACGAAAGAGGCAATGGAGTTCCGCAATACTTACTTAAACGAAATGGAGTTGCTGTCCCATCTTCCCAAGGTGCAGCGGCTCCCGCGTCTCTTTGCCGCTTACAGGGCGCTGAGAGGTCGTCGAGGGGTTCGGTTCAGGGGAAACATCCGAACGCGACTGAGGCACAGGTTGTGGAATTTAAAAAACTTGTTCTAAATAATTTCATGAGTTACGCGGCTCAGGAGTTTTCCTTTGAGGAACGGGCTCTTGTTTTAGTCGAGGGGGAAAATCTCGACGAGGGCGATTCCAACGGCAGCGGTAAGAGCAGCGTGTGGGATGCCCTTTCCTGGGCGTTATTCGGTCAGACAGTGCGCGGGTTGAAGGGTGATGAGGTCATACGTCGCGGGGTGGGCACCGGCTGCTCTGTGATGGTTTTATTCGATCACGGCGGGAAAAGTTACCTCGTGCGCAGGTTTCGCAAGGACGTCGCGTTTGGGGACCGCTTCATGGTTGAGGTGAAGGGCGAGCCCACGGTGGAGTTGGGGACGCTTGCTTTGACGCAGGCGTGGCTCTTGGATCGGCTTCAGATTGACTTCGAGCTTTTCCGTTGCACGGTGCTTTTCGCGCAGGGCGAGACTTTCAACTTTGTCGATTCCGGCAACAAAGCGCAGAAGGACATCCTTTCCAAAGTGATGCAGGTGGACTTCTCCGCTTCCTTGGATGCGGTCAGGGAGAAGGTAAAATATTTCCGCGAGCAATTGGAGGAGAACAATCGCGATCTCCTAGTGCTTCAGTCCCACGTTATCGACGACGTGGAGGGAGCGTTCGAGGAGGATGTGGCGTTGTGGGCGACCGCTCGCGAGGTGAAAATCGAGAAGGCGAAGAAAGAGTGCGTGTCGTTTCGTGCGATGATCCAGAAAGTCGAGTTTGTCGAGGCTGTTGAGGAGTATCGGGATCTCGAAAGTTCTATAGAAGAGATAGAAAAAAAGTTGAAGCCCTACGAGACGGAGTACATCGCGCAAACCGGGCTCCGGAATGCGGTGTGGGCCGAAATGCGCGAGATCGCGAAGTATGAGGCTACGATCCTCAGAGATTGCCCGACTTGTTTTCAGCCTATGAATGGTGCGGCGATGAAACGCGCCTACGAAAGTCTCAAGGAAAAAGCCGACGAGTATAATGTTAGGGCGGAGGTGGCGGATGCTCACATCCACCGTTTGCGGTCGGCACTCGATATTGCGCAGGGGATGTTGAATGCGTTGGAAGAAAAAGCCGATGAGGTGAATGCGATTATCCGAGGCAATGAGACGGCGAAGACCAGTCTCAGGGCGGCGATGGATCGATTGAAGGAAGCGCAGGCCGAGGAGAATCCGTTTAAAGGCCGAATCGAAGCGGAGCGGGCGAAGCAGGAGAAGATTGCCAGAAAAATTACGCAAATAAAATCCACGCTGACAAAGATCGATGGGATCTTGCCCTACTATCTTTTCTGGCAGAATGCGTTCGGCAATGAAGGGATCAAGTCTTTCGTTTTCGATCTAATCTGCTCGGCGCTTACGGCGAAGGCGAATAGTTATCTCAATGTTCTCACCAACGGTTTCGTCTCGGTATCGTTTGATACTCAACGGAAACTAAAGAGCGGGGAGATTCGCGAGAAGTTCGATTGCATCGTGAGTGTCGGGACCGAGAGCGTGCCTTACGCGGCATTCTCCGGCGGGGAGAAGAGGCGCATTTCTCTTGCGGTCGACATGGCTCTCTCGGACTTGATGACCGACTTTCGGGGAAGTGGATTTAGTATCGTCGTGCTGGACGAACAGGACGTGCATCTGGATAATAGCGGTCGCAAAGCGTACATGAAGCTATTGAAGCAGCTATCGAAGTCGCGGGGGGTTTTTGTGGTAGCCCACGACGACGAGTTCAAGTCTCATTTCGATAATGTCTGGAAGATCCGTAAACGCGGGGGCGTTTCGGCTCTGGCTTAGTTGGGGGCGAAAATGGGTTTGGAAATTACATCTGACGACGAAAAACTAAAGTGCGAAGCTTTGCCTCCGCCGATTCGGATCAGTCGGGCGGGAGTTCTTATCCCTTGCGTGAATCATGATTGGTCTCATGACGAGCGGGTGAGTATTGCGTTCGCGGGAGCGATGACCCGTTATTGTAAGAAATGTCCGGCGGAAGCGCTGTCCGAAATGATGAAGGCGGGAAGTCTGGAGTGAAAGAGCGCACGTTTAATACGGAAGTGAAAAACTCTCTGATCGAGAGTGGTGCGTGGGCCTACAAGATTCCAGACGCGCCGATCTTTCCTGGGCAGCTTACTCGGTTTACTGGCGATAAGCCGTGCGACATCGTGGGCGGGTATCGCGGGCATTTTTTTGGAATTGAATCCAAGCAGGTCAAAAAGTACGAAGCGTTTGGACTTCGGTTTTTCCGACCGTGCCAGATTGAGAATTTGGACAAGATGGTTGCCGGGGAGAATGCAGCGTTTGCCTTTTTAAATATTCGGCAAAAAAAACCGTACATAAATCGGTTACTGATTTTTGATTGGGCGGATGAAACGTGGAAACGCGAGACGATTAAAAAGCGTGACTTGGAAATTCTTTCTCTGGAGGAGGGGATTGTCGGCAAGAACGGTCTTTTTGACCTCGGGTCTTTTTTGGAGGATCTCGCGTGCGGGACAATTTAGAGGACGAAATGAATGGGCTCGCCGGTAAAAGCGATCCGCTCGCGGGATTCCAGATGGGCGAGGCGCTCACCCAAGCACTATGGGGCGCAGCGGCAACAACTACGCGGGCGTTTGGGAATGTCAGCTTAAAAATAGACACGAATTCAAATCGCATTTTTGTGGCGATTACTTTACGTTGGTGGGCACGTTCGTCTAGGTTTGATTTTTTTCATCGCAGTTGGTTGGCGCGAGCAGAGCGTCGGTGCCAAGGGCAGATGCCGTCCGGGTGGAAATTGTTGGTTTATTACGAGAGGGGTTATGGAAGAAAAAATTAAAATTTTGCAGGAAATGGTTTTGAAGGAGTCGAATAATACCTCCTTGATTTTGATGCTTGATTTATTGGCGGAGATCTCCGACCGGGTCATTAAAGTTGAGGAGGAGAATCAGAGGATTCGAGAAACTCTCGGGATTATTATGAAGGGTGGTAAGCCGGTCGATTCGGGGAGAAATTTCATTGGGTGATTCGGCGAAAAAGGTTTTTGTTCGATGGGTGCGACTGATTAATGCGCAGGACCGATACTACATCGCCAAGGCGCTAGAAATTTTTATGGAACTTAGCGCTGGGCATCAACGCGGGTTTTTAAGTTACATCGTGGAGCAAATTCCCCGCGAGACGTGGGAAAAGGCATTGCCTGATCCTACACAGTATTTGGATGTCATGCGTTCGGTCCTGTATTATTATTCGGGCCGAGAAACTTTGTCAGAGCCCAGCAAAAAACAGTTCGGTAATTTGATAAGCGAGTATTGCAACTCTCGATATTTTCGAGACGCTGATGTGCCCAAGTTGGACTTGGAAGCTCTCGGCGATTTAAAAGAGGAGAAAAAATGAAGATCCAATTCCAAATCATGATCCTGTCCGTGTTCTTGGCGCTCCCTGCGTGCGCCGCGAAAACTGTAACCGCTTCGACGGCGGTGGAGCAGCAAAAGGCTCAGCCGATCAACGTGCTCAATGATAAGTCAGAGACGATTGCGGTAATCGATCCCGTGACCGGGAAAACGACTTACCAGAACGGCGGCGATGCCGATCAGGTAATCGGTGCGCTCTTAAAGCACATTAGTCTCGTGAATAATTACCATCAACAATTCGTAAACGAATTGCTTCCGTATTTCCCCAAAGTGCGGGCGAAGATGGAAAAAGAGGCGAAGAATCTGAAGATGGGCAAGAAGGCCGATGTGAAAAAGGTCGACCCCGAATGAATCCGAAGAAAAAGGACAAGCTCCAGGGGTACATCCGGGATCTTGAGAAACAGGTGAAAGAGATCGCGACCAACAATCAGGTGAATCGCGATGTTCTTCTCCCTCTCGTGAAGATGGTGAAAGACATCGACCTTCGCTTCGGCGCGGTCCTGGAACTTATGACGGATAAGGTTTTCACTCAGGCCGAGTTGGAAGCCAAGATCGACTCGAAGCGTGGAGTTCGCCTGATCACCGCCGAAGAGGAACTCAAGACTGGTGACATCGTGTGGGTGGATTTTGTCGCGAAGGTGACGAACGACAAGGATGTGGTTCAGGATAATGTCGTCGTTCACATCGGTTCCGGTCAGGCGGTATTCGAGCCCTCGCTGATCGGCAAGAAGATCGGCGAGCGCGCCACTCATGAAGTAAAAGTCCCTCCTTCGGTGGAAGGGGAGATCGAGAGAACGGTCGCTTTTGAGATTCTGATTCACAGGGCAAAGACTATGATTGGGGATGTAAATGCCGGAGCAACTGGAACTTGATATACAGGAGGAAGGAGAGATCAATTTGACGATCTCTCTTTCCGAGCGAGACACGAAAAACGAAGCGAAAGTATCAGTAAATATTTTCTCTTCTGAAAAGACCGTAGTTCGACGCAACGCGATGCTTGCTTTGAATAACGCACTAGAAAGGTTGGGACTGTGACCGAGGAAAAAGACTTAGATCACGATCAGGACAAAACGGATCAGATCGCGAAGAGTGTCGATCCGGATCGGGACTTCATGAAGGCGGAAAATCTTTGCGTCCGTTGCCACGGGCCGCTCGTAATGTGTGACCGTGCCGATTGCCCGCAGAAGAGCGCGGCGTAGTAAATCTATTACAACAAAGTATCGTGCTCAATTGAGTACGGGAATTTTTCTACAGTAGAAACGAAAGGGTTTGAACGTGAGCGAAACCAATATTGAAGTTTGCCGTGTTGCGGATTATGCACCTATCGACAAGTTGCGCTTTCATCCAGAAAACCCCAGAGCGATAAAACCGGAACGTCTCGACGACCTGAAGGCTTCGATTATCCGTAAAGGGTTTTATCAGCCGATTCTCGTTTGGAAAAAATACGGCGTGGTGCTTGCCGGGAATCATCGACTACTTGCGGCGCAGGAGTTGGTCAAGGAAGGCTACACCTTCGTCGTGGACGACAAGAAACAGGTGCTCCCGGTCGTTTATGAGGAGTGCTCGAAAGAGCGTGCTCTTGAGATTCTTTTTGAATCCAACAACAATTACGCGGATTGGGTGGACGAAAAAGTAACCCTCGCGCTAAAGGAGTTCGAGGAGAAAGGAGCGGATCTCCGCGACTACGGTTTCACTCAAGATTACGTCGATAAACTCCTAAAGAGCGCGATCAAAGACGCCGAGGACATTACGGCGGACGACGAAGACCTCGAAGATCCGGACGATGCGACGGAGAAAGAGGCGAAGGAGGAGGAGTTTGAGACGGTAAGCGAAGCTGACCAGGACGACCAGGACGACCAGGACGACCAGGACGTAACTTGTACGGATAGTCCGCTTGACGCTGTACCGAAATCAGCCAGCGCCTCCTCCGGCGAATGTCCTCGATGCCGGTTTCGGTGGTAAGGGATGATTCACCCAAGGCTACTAAATCAGCTTTTCGAAAACCTTAAATTCAAGGTCGAGGAAGAAAGTCTCGGCTACGTAGTCCGCGATATCATTAACATGAATTGGTGGAATACGTGCGAATGGCACGCGGGGTATGTCGAGAACCGACGCGAGCAGCAGGATTGCCCGGAAAACCTAAAGCTTATCGCCGTGCAACTCAAAGAGTTTTACCGACGGCGGCAGCTTAAACTTAAAAGCCGGGGTAAATTAAAAGAAGAACTTCAGGCTTATCTTTTAAAAAACACGTCTAGCCTATTTCAATTGCGCCTCCACTCGGTTTCAACGCGTCAGAATGTATCCCAGTTTTTTCATGACGAAAACGGGGTACCGACGTGGGTTGACTGCACATCGCGAGCGACCTATGCCGCTAAATATGTTTGCCAGAACGGGTATGTCGATTTTGATGGGAGAATGCGCGTCGTGGACGGAGCAAAGGTTCCGAAAAATTCCTATAACCTCGGCGTAAATCACCTGTTCGTAAGCGGCGCGAGTAAAACGAAGGGTGAGATTTTTTCTCAGAGACTAAGTCAGCGAACCGTTAAGCAATGGGTAAGTCATTTAAAGATTAGCGTGCATCCAACGCGCGCCTGGCTTTTCGAGGCGATTAAGCATGTTCGTACCGATCCATTTAAAAAGTACGAAGCGTCTCGGGTAGTCTTACGAACTGCTTTCGGCCTGAACGAATGTTTATATGGTTTTTCTACGTCGGTTACCGCGAAGCATTTCAACCGCGCAACCGCCGCAAGTAAATCAAGCAACGTAAGCGCCGCAAGCGCCGCAAGCGCCGCAAGCAACGCAAGCACCGCAAGTAAATCAAGCAACTATAGCGCCGCAAGCGACGTAAGCCACGTAAGCCGCGCAAGCTACGTAAGCCGCGCAAGCGACGCGGGAACGACGCGCTTTCTGGGCGCAAGCTGGGCGGAGTCGAACGCGGCTATTAGAAAGCCGGAGGGGCTTTTCTATCCTCCGGTATTTAAGGCAAACGTATTCGCGCTCGCGGGGCATTGGAAAATTGATAAAAATTTAGTGCAGGCGCATCGCTTGGGTTGGTTCGATCCATTCATGGGCCACGGAGAATCCCCACTGCTCGCGAAAAAGTGCGGAATACCTTATGTCGGTATCGATACAAACACGCGGGCGTTTGAAAACTATCTAAACGATATACAGAAATGGTTACTCGGTCCGGGGGCCGAAATCCAAATGAGGAACGCCGATTCGCGTACATTTTTCCCCGAGCTAATCGAGCGCTTTGACCTTTGTTATACCTCGCCACCGTATTTTGATTTTGAGGAATACGGAGGTAACACCGGGCATTTTGAGGGTTGCCAATCGTTTAAGGAATTCCACGAAAAAATTACTATTCCTATCTTTACTAACGCCAAGAAATATCTCGTAGACGGCGGCACGTTAGCACTTCAGGTTGGGTCCAATGAGCAGCAAAGAAAGCAGTGGGTAGACGCGATTTTAAGTATCGGCGGGTTCACGTTTCTTACTCATCATTTACAGGGTCATCAGGATAATAAATACACGAGCATGGCGAAGGGAACGCAGCCGCTTTTAGTTTTTATTAAACAAACCGCTTCCGAAGAGGCCCTAACCGCAATGACGTTGATTGAGGGGGAGAAGTGAGTTGCGCCTTGTGATTTATTCACGCACAAGCGGAGGAAAACGGATGAAATGTAAGGAGCACATGCCAACGGTAACGATCAAATTTAAAATTCCTGAAGATCAGGAGAAACGCTTTTGATTAATAAGAGGAAGAAAATGACAGCGACCGGGAAATGTAACTGCGGCAAGATCTGTAACGACTGCGTGATTAAAGAGGCGCTTCGCAGGGTCGCTGATCTTGCTGCCCAAATGAGGCGCGTGATCTTAGAATCCCCGTACTCCGGCAACGTGAAGGAGAACATCGCTTATGCGAAGCGCTGCGTTAAAGATTCTCTAAAGCGCGGCGAAGCCCCTATCGTTTCTCACCTATTATTTACGAGGGAGGGAATTTTGGATGATAAGAGCCCGAGGCAGAGAGCTTTAGGAATTGCAGCCGGTCACGCTTGGATAGCTCAGGCGGAATTAATGGTTGTGTACGAGGACAGAGGAATCAGCCATGGGATGGAACTTGGAATGAAGCAAGCGACCGCATTAGGGATTCAGATTGAGAAAAGGAAGATAGAATGACCTTGTTAGACCCGAGAAAATTCTCACTTCAAGACGACGTGGAAGGTTTGCAGGATCGATTATTAAGCCAGATCGATCAGAATATTGCCCTAAGAGACAAGCTTACGGACGCAAAAGTATTTCTAGGAATAATTGCGAACCGATTCCCCTGTATTGGTCCAACTCTCTGTCACGTTGATTTGAACTGTCTGCCGTGTTTCACGCAAGCGTTTCTCAAAGGATTAGAGGATGGAAACAAAAGCGCTCCGAATAGTAAAACACTTGGCGAAAACCCAAGTCCAAGTGAAAAGACAGCTTGAGACTTTTCAGATGATCACGGGCTTTTCCGAACGCTATTTCTTTAAGTGTAGGGCGAAGGCCGGGTTAAACGATCCTAAGCAACAGCAAATCGGCAAAACGAGAGAGCTAGGCTACAAGTCCAGAATATGTTTCAATATATAGATAAGATCTTATATTGTAAGACGACGCACTTAGCTATTTATGTCAAACTCTAAAACCCCGCCTGAAAATCCACCATTAGACCCGACTACGCCCACAGAGCCAGAAGAAGAGGGCAACGTATTCACTCAAGGCTTCACGGCGAATACCGGGCCTACGAAATTCTTCAAGCGTAAAGTAAAGCCGATGGACGATCTCTTCGCCGTAACTAAGAAGAGATCATCTCTCCCAGGTGGGAAAGAGCGCTTCCGCCACGACGTGGAACTTCTTCAATTCGAGCACGCGGTCAAATACCCGCTCTACTCGATCATGTCCTTCTTGTGCGAAATAAAAGGCTACTCGACCGCGCAGGCGAATATGATCTTGCGTGCTCACCCGGCAATTGAGTGGAAGAAAGTACGCGGTGAAGTTTTAGATAAGCTCACTGAGTCGACCGTAAAGCGCCACATCGATCTGATTGCGGAAGTACAAGAGACGCACATCAAGGCGAGCAAGCTCGGTCTTGCAAAGAGCATCGAAATGCTTTCGCGAATGCAACTCACTCCCCTCAAAGATAAAGCGGGAAGAATTTTAATGGGCGACGATGGGAAGCCAGTCTACCGAGGCTTCCGTTCGATTGATCTTTTAAACTGCATGGGTGCAATCGAGAAGGCACAACAGATCTACCGGCGGGCGATGGGACTTCCCAATGAGGAAGCCGGTCTTTCGCAGGTGCTCGATAAGATCAATCAGATGAAGGAAGCTGCCGGGACGACGCTCGTGCAAAATATTCAAGTGAACGTGGAAGCGCCCGTAGACGAACTCGGTCAAAGGCTCGCGGAACTCAAATATGAGGACGTGATGGAACTGATCGAGCGACGCCGGGAACTGAAAAGATTAGCTGCCCCTTCAGATGAATCCGATCCCTCCGAAAAGGTCCATTAGCAAGACGATGTTAAGGTGGCGGGTGCAGCATAGGGCTGCACCGGCCTTTTCGCTCTACAGTAGAAACGGGGTCGGAAGTATGCCCTTAATCAATCTCGATGAGTTGTTCGAGGATCTGAACCGCTACATTGATAACCCCCAGGACTACAACCGCACTATCGGTAAGATCTTTAACGCGCTCGTTTCTAGCAACGGCGGCGATACCGTGGGTGTGAACACTTCGGGCCTTTCCAATATCACCGGCACTACACTCTCCGAGGCTCTGGCGTCGATAGATTCCCAAGTGACCGGGGGAGGCGGCGGGACAAACGATCTGAGAAAGATTATGGAAAACGGCGACGTCTCGCCCATTCCAGCGGGCAAGCCACTCGCCAAGCTCGCCAACGGCAAAGTCGTCCCTGCGGATTCGGATGCTGCACAGGGCCAAGCATTCTGCGGCGTGTCTCAAACCATCCTGCCTTTGAGTGGGACAGGAACAGTTTTGCTGCCCGGAGCCAACGTGCCGGGTGCGATTGCGGGCCTGGGTTACTTGCCCGGTCAAGATGTCTACCTGAGCGAAACGGGAGGCTATACGAACGATCCTAATAGCTTCACGGGGGGCGACGATTCGATCATTAAACTTGGAATAGCGGACTGTGCTGCGGGCGTGGCCTCAGCACTCGCGACGGACCTCGTAATGTTTTCCGAGGTGCTGATTCGACCGTAATTAGCTTGAAGAAATTTCGTAATTTAAAACAGGAGATCCTACATGAGCGCCAGAGTATTAGTCGTATTTGAAAGCGGAAGATACAAAGCCCGCACATCCTCAGCCGAGACAATTGATTTTCTCTCGATCAAAGTCGGTGCATCCGGCCTTGAGATCAAAGAAACTGCATCCCATTTCGATTTTTCCGCGAAGAAACTCCAAAACATCGCGGACGGCACGGTCGCAACTGACGCCGCATCCAAAGGGCAGTTAGATACTGCGGTTGGTCTGCGCGTCTTAAAAGCTGGCGATACCATGACGGGTGCGCTGGACTTTGGCGGCACTCAGAAAGTGACCGGCCTCGCCGCTCCGTCGTCTGCAAACGATGCGGCTCGCAAAGTTTACGTTGATGACGCCGACGCCTTACGGGTGTTGAAAGCTGGCGATACGATGTCGGGCAACCTGAATATGGGCGGCAATGCCGTGACCAACTTGGGTGCTCCTTCCGCTGCTACTGATGCTGCGAGAAAATCCTATGTCGATGCCTTAGTAAATGGGCTCGATGTAAAGCCTTCGATTCGTGCAGCGACGACTGCGGCTCTTCCCGCTTCGACCTACGCGAACGGAACGCTTGGAGTTGGCGCAACACTCACCGCGAATGCGAACGGTGCTCTCGCGGCTCAAGACGGCGTCACGCTTATCGTAAACGACCGCTTGTTGGTTAAAAATCAAGCGGCGGGATTGCAGAATGGTTTGTACAAAGTCACGCAGGTCGGTGACGGTGGAACACCTTTCATCCTCACTCGCGTTGTCGATTCGGACGAGGCTGCGGAGATCTCGGGCGGAATGTTTGCCTTCATCGAAGAAGGAACGCTATACGCGGATACCGGCTGGGTTTGCACGGTAGACGGCGCGGTCACGATGGGAACTACTGCGCTCACTTTCGCGCAGTTCTCGTCTGCCGGGGTTATCACGGCGGGTAACGGCCTTACGCAAACGGGCAACACGTTCGACGTGAACGTTGATGACTCTACTATTGAGATCAACGTCGACACGCTTCGTGTAAAGGATCTCGGGATCACGGCGGCAAAGCTCGCGGCTGATTCTGTCACGACGGTAAAGATCCTCGATGCGAACGTCACGACCGATAAGATTGCAGACGATGCGATCACTATCGGCAAGATGGCGGATGATTCGGTTTCGACCGATGAGATCCAAGACACGTCCGTCACGGGTGCCAAACTTAATAGTGATGTCGGCGGAAACGATCCGTTTCACACCGGCATTTGGCTGAATGAAACCGATCAAGCAGCCGCCTTCATTGAGGCTGTTAATTGGGAAACTTGGCAGAACGACGAGGCGTCACCCGTCACGGTCCGACAGGTTATGTACGTCAAGCCGACGAGCGGAAACGCAAATCTGGCGGGAGCGAATGAGGACGAGATCGAAGATGCATTCCTCGCTGTGGTGAAGGATGCCTCGATCAACGCGGCGGCTTCGGGTCGGATGTACTTCCGTCCGGGCGTCGTAATCCCTGGTTTCACGGGCCTCGTGCAAGGCTCACGGTATTACGTTTCGCGCACTACGCCGGGCGCGATCACGGCAGACCTCTCGGGCTTTGTGGCCGGAGAGCATGTGTACCAGGTCGGTATCGCACTAAGCGGAACGGATCTCATGTTTGATCCCAAGTACGTTATCGAGATTGCCTAATATAGGCGGGGGAGCCTTCGGGCTCCCCCATTTTAAAGGGAGGGAATCTCGCATGGCTCTAAAATTAGCTCTCTTCGACACGGTGCTTGGAAGGTTTAAAACCTCAGCATTGATCGAGGGGAATGTCGCTCGCCGTGCGGGAACTACGGATCTCGACGACGAAGATACTTCAAAGGCGATCACGTTTTCCTCGCCGTTGCCGGACACGAACTACGCTATCGCTCTGACGATGGAAAATGTTACGGACGGTACGCCGATTTATAATTTTCAGATGATTGTCACCGCAAAAGCTACGACGGGATTTACGGCCTCGTGGCCAGTCGGTGTGGATAGTGCGAACTACAAACTTAGCTGGACTGCAACGCCGAATACCTAAGAGGTCAGGATGAAACTCACTGGACTAGTTCTATTTTTGCTTTTCGCGGCACAAGTTGTCGGCGCTCCCTATGTGAAGGGTGACAATTTCCTCTGGAAGATAGACGGCGCAGGGAACATCGGCGCGGACGGTGCAACACGTCCTGATAATATTTTTCTCAAAACGAAATTAAAGATCTCTCAAGGTGTGGGCGCATCCGTCACCGGACTTGAAATGGTCCAGAACACCACAGCCGGTGGACCGAACGTTTACATCAATCAGCTAAATACTTCGGCGGCTTCCGTCGCGACAGATCTCGCCTACAACGGTGCAATCGCCACGAACTACGGCGTGATCAATAACGCTGGCACTCACCACGCTTTCTTCGACTACGGAAACGGATCTTCGGCTTTCACGACCATCCAGGAAGCAGGCACGAAGAACGTGATCATTGGCGGTGCGACTGACACCACAAACGCACGGCTCCAAGTGGTCGGGAAGATCGAACTGCGTGGAGCCTCGGGTGCCAATCTTATCTGGAATACGGATGGTGGTGGAAACATCGGCGCTTCGGGAGCGACTCGTCCAGACAATGCTTTCATCAAGACGAAGCTTGTCGTCGGTCCGACTGGAATTAATGAATTCGGCACGGTCGCGACATCGTTTATTAAGACTGGTGTTGCGGGCGCGGGACATGAAGCTGTTCAAGATAACGTCCTAGAAAACTCCGCAGCGGCGAAGAGCGGCATTGGACAGGTGATGGGTATTAGTTCACTTGTTAAACGCTCGGGGAGCGTGACGGACACGAACACGGGGGGCTATTCCGCATTTCGTGGCGCTCTTTCTCAAGTCAGTGGAACCTATGTCAATGCAACAACCGCTGGGTTCGCAACATTTCGCGTCTTCCCTTATGCGGTGAGTGGGACAAGCACAGTTTCCCACTACGCTGGTTTTCGCGTGGATGACGACGCAAGTGTCTCTGGGACGAATAAGTACGGTCTTTATATCGGGAACATTACAGGTGCGACGAATAACTATGCGATCTTTACGGGCACCGGATTGGTCAATTTCGGCGACACTGTAACGCTATCCTCTACTCTTGCTGTAACCGGCACTTCCGCATTCACCGGCATCTCCACTTTCACAGGCGGCACGGCCTCAACCTCGACGACTACAGGTCAAGCGGTAATTACTGGCGGGCTTGGCGTAAGTGGCGCGACGTGGATCGGCGGGCTCGCAAATATCGCGGGCAACGTCACTCTAGGTAGCGGATCTGGATATACACTCACTATTAATAAGTCTGGCGGCGAGCCAGTGATTAAACTTTCGAATGGCACTGCTTCTCAAGACATCCATATGTCTGCGCTAGCTGGCGTTTTCGCATAACAGACAACACGGCGTTGGTCAGTCTCCTCAGTTCGACCCAGGCTGGCCTGTGGACCCTTGGCGCAAGCGGCGGAACGCAGACGCACGCGGTGAACGGCAGTCTTGCAATTAACAACTCCGCTGGCCCGCACCTTCAACTGACAGACGGCGGGACTTTTGGATCGAACGCTAATCCGCACATGGAATTCAGAGACGGGACGCAGACGGGTGTTGTTCTAGGCTACAACAACGCGGCGGCTTCGATATTTAGATTCCGTTCGCCGGTCGATCACGCCATGTTTTTTAACCAAACCACGCTGGGGGACATGGGCGGCGTGACGACCACGGGAGAGTTTGTTTGGGGACAAACTTCCTCTGGCAATTCCAAGATGACGGTGAATAGTGCAAGCAGTTCGACGACGGACGCTGGGAACTATGTCCTCATGCTGAGGAACGGAAACTCGACGGTAAATAACGTTGAGACGCTCGCTTTCGGCAACAACGTGGCGTCACCGTCGGCTGGTATTTCGGCAGTAAACGAGACTCACTCAAACCCGGCGACTGGTTCTCTTCATTTTTGGACTCAGAATTCGGGACAGAATGCTTACGGTATTACTCTCGACAAAAACAATAAAACGTCTTTCGCGGGCGCAACGGCTTATAAGAATGCGACTTTCACTTCAATCGCGAACGCCAATACCGGCACGACGATTTTCCCCAGCGCGAAGGGTTATTATCGCATCACGGGATCGACCGCGATGGGAATTCAGGGAATAACGGCGGGTATCGACGGGCAGGTACTTCGCATCTATTCCAACTCGGGAGCGAATACGACGTTCGCGCATCAAAGCGGGACGGAATCCGTTGCTGCGAATAGGATTGTTACAATGACGGGTGCGGATGTGGCGACCACGACGGATGGTTTCGCGGAATTAATTTACGACACCACAGCTTCACGCTGGATTCTCATGTACGTCACGCCATAAGCCAACTAAGGGATAGAATGTTTGCCAAACGTGCTCAATCGGTTTCAATTCCAAACGCCGCTCTCTCGGTAGCGGTCGTCTTTTCTTCGCCGATGCCTTCGGCGGACTACGGGATCGCGGCTCAATTCCTAAATGCGTTGGGCGCTCCGATCTATCAGGAAATAATTATTCGTTTAAAGAGCGCGAACGGTTTCACGGCGGAGTGGCCAGCGCCCTTGGATAGCGGTGATTATTTCCTCGATTACATCGCCTACGTCCCCGATCTCGGTGAGACGACGGGGGACGTGGCTCGCAAGATGGGATTCAACGCGCTCACGCCGAGTGACGTTGGGAAGAATGTGATCTTTCCGACCCCTTTCCCCGACGCACTCTATTCGGTTGCGTGTCGATTTTCCAACGAGCTTGATCCTGGGCCTCAGTATCAGTCGCTTGTGGTAACATCCAAATCAATGAATGGTTTTGTGGTCGAGTGGCCTGCGCCGGTTGATTCAAATAATTATCGCCTAGAATTTTTGGCAACGCCTTGGAGTTAAGAATGCAAAAATTTCTTTTGTTGTTCCTTCTCGCGCTCCCTATTTACGCAACGACTTATATTAAAAACGGTGCGCTGCACGAGGGAGTAACCACGACGGCGACATCCGGTGGAACAACGGCTCTTAATGTGAATTCTGCAACGGTGCAGCAATATACGGGGACGCTGGCGCACACGGTGGTCTTGCCTAATGCGACGACGCTCGCAATCGGGCGACGATTCAAGGTGCTCAATCGATCCACTCTTGCGCTGACGGTGCAAAGTTTTGGTGGAGCGTTTCTGAAAGAAATTTCTCCCAACTCGTCCTCGGAATTCATCACAACTTCGGTCGGCACATCGGCAGGATCGTGGGACGCTGCGGTGATTCCTCCGACAGAGAACCCGGACATCGCAGGGCCGCTGATCTTAAGCCATATCGCCACGCCGTCAAATCCGGATGCAGGCAAGAAAAAGCTCTATTTCAAATCGAACGGTTTGCTTTACAAGTTGGACAATAGCGGTACCGAGACAGAGATCGGCGGAGGTGGGTTTGACGGCTCGCTCCCTCTCTCGTTGACGGAGCAGGGCTCGACGCCCGCGAATCCTGGTCTTGGAATCAAGAAACTTTATTTCAAGTCAGATGGAAAATTATACAAATTATCTTCTGGCGGTGTTGAGACGGAGATCGGTTCGACCACGGGGACAGTCACCGGGCCTGTTTCTTCGCTCGATAACGCAATCGCTTCGTTTGGCGGCTTGGGTGGTGCCACTCTCAAAGATAGCGGCGCAATTATTAAAGCGTCGAGTTCCAACATTGCGATTGGTGCGACGACCGTTCCCACTCTCACTGGCACTCGCGTAACGCTTTTGGGAAAGAGCGCGGGCGCTCTGATGACCAACGGGATTGATACCGTCGCAATCGGAGCAGATGCGCTGAAGGGTGGAAATAATTCCGCAACCGTTGCAATCGGTGCGAATGCGGCTCCCTTGCAGGCGGACAGTTACAACGTCTACATCGGGACTGACGTGGCGAACGGCGTGACGTCGGGTAACAGCAACGTGTGGATCGGAGCTTCCGGAAACTTGGTTCAGAACCAAAACGTACTTAGCTCGATTATTATTGGAACAGGTGCTACTCCGACCGGGAACAACCAATTAATTTTCGGAAGTCCGATTGCGGGTATTACCGACGCGTATATCGGCGAGGGCGTAACGGACACCACTCCTCTTTCGTTCACGTTAAATTCGACTGGCAGTTCGGGATTGAATGTCGCGGGATCGAATATGACTCTCGCTTCCGGTAAAGCTACCGGCAATGCCGCACCTGGTTTAATTATTTTCAAGACTTCTACGCCGGGGAGCAGTGGTTCGGCACTTCAATCACTGACGGATCGAATGTATATCGGTCAGAATTATATCCAGCCGGTGACGCAATTCTTCGGTGTTGGTCCGCAGTCACCGCCGCCTGGAATTGGGGCGTTGGAACAGGTGCCTACTCTCACTTTCAATCAGAATTTTGGTGCGGGATTTTATCATTACATTTCTGGCGCGGACTCTTTCATGGGCGCAACGCTGGGAGCTACGATCTGGGAGGCGGGGACGAACTACGGTCCTGGGAATAGTCTGGGTCTTCGTTTCGGAAAAAACCAGGCGATGCATATCTCTTTCCCTTTT